ATTGTTTGTCGGCATCCGATGGCTGTCTGGAATTATAGACACGCTGGACTAGCATTCTACTTTAACAGTGATGGCACTTGCACCACAAACCCAAGTTTCTGGCATCGGTTAAAACAAGTCGGGTCAGGAATGTTTGAGGGTTTTTTAGATAAAAAGATTGATTCACTTGCAGACCATTCAGTTAGCAATTATGTTCGATTAACAAGGGAGTTAGAATAATGAGTTTTCCACGATATTTTATCCTGACATTAATAGTGATGTTGGCTATTCCACTGCTCACAGCGTGTTCTACGCTCGCTATGGTGGAACACGGTGCGGTTATGGCAGTTGACCGTTATTGTTCTGTCAGCGCGTCTAAACGCAAATTGATACGGACGGCAGTTGCAAGCCGGCTTGAACCAAATTCCATTCAAATTAACTGCTCTGAGCAATGAAACCGGAATGCCACATGATTACTGAGGAATATATCCAACGCAACGAGGGGTTGCGGCTTAAACTCTACGAATGTTCTGCCGGAAAACTCACTATTGGCTATGGTCGTAATATTGAAGATAACGGCATCACCGAAGAAGAAGCAAATATCATGTTTGAGCATGATTTAGAAATTGTTGCGGATGAATTGCGTGAAATATTCCAGACATTTGATGATTTAAGCTACAATCGAAAAAAATGCTTGATGGATATGTGCTTTAATCTGGGCAAAACTCGATTTAAACGCTTCAAAAAAACCATTCGTGCAGTTAATATTGGTGATTTTAATGAAGCGGCGGCGCAGATTTTAGACAGTGCCTATGCCAGACAATTGCCAAGCAGATCGGCTAACAATGCGATGCTGATGCGAAAGGGATAATACTTTACTCAAAATCGCCAATTTTCGGTGGGTTTTCGCCGCAATAAAGTAAATAAGCGTCTAACAAGGCTAATGCTTGATCTCCCTCGCGGAATTCATGCGATTCGTTGATTATTTTTGTTAACTTGTTTTCTGTCATGCCAATATTTCCGGCAATGTTGCGGCTCGTCATGCCGCTTTGCGACTTCAACTTCTGAACCAATAATGCCCAATCAATTTTGCGGCTCATAGAACTTTTCAATACAGGTTTTCTTGGTTCTTGATACACAGTTGTGTCGCTTTGAATAATTTCCTGCATTTTATTCTTCCCCAATCAGCTTAAATGGTTTCTTTTTGCCACTTTTTCTAGGCAATATATAATCTGTTTCGACATTCCATAACTCAACTATTTGACGGTCATTTTTTTCCGACAAATCACTAGAGAGATGCTTTCTAATACGTTGATAATCCACTGGGTCGGTGTTATGAATGTTTGTGCTTGTGTGTGCCGCTCTGGTCGGCGCTTCACCGTAACAGTCCTTGCATACATCCATGCGGCTTGTGGCTTTGAGATTCAGATAAAATCTTTCTGCCGGTTTTTCGGCATGACAAGCGATGCACTTGATGATTGCGTTTCGTTCTGAGTTGACACACGCCTTGCACCGCTTTGCCCGACCATCAGCTAATCCTCGATTCACATGAAATAACTCAACGGCTTTGGTCTGTCGACACGCCAAGCATTCTTTTTCGCTCATCTTGATGATGATTCGTGTGGTTGCGCGTAGAAATTCTTAGCTTTTTGACGCTTAATTTCATCATCACGTTTTTTGATTAACGCTTCAACATCACAAAGTGCTTTGCTGTAGCCTTGCTCATACCCCATCTGAAACATCGAGTCGAGCAATTCACTGGTTTTTTCAGTTACTGTTTTATCCATTTTTTACCTCGCTTAAAAGTTAATGGGGGAGCAGAGCGACATATGAGAGGGTGCCGCTCCGCCCCAAGATTTGCATGGCAATTTTATGGACGTTACGCCATTACCCCATACACTCGGCGGTTGTTGGAGAGAACATTAGAAAACTCCGCGCCACTCACCGATTTACGCGCCACACACCCACCGTGTTAATGTGCTTTTCGTCTTTTTGGATCAGTATTCTGCCAATGCGTCACCACCGCAGATTTAATATCCTTGGTCACAGTGCTAACATCAACATTTTCATCGTCAACAAAAGCATCCAGTGCCTTGTTAAATTTGTCCAAAATTGAATTAACTTTTTTCTCGTCATCAAACATGGCAAGCGTCTGAATTGTCAGCAAGCCAAGCGTTGAAATTAGTTGGTTATGCAAGGAAATCTGCGATTCCAATTCTTCAAGGCGCGTTTTAAGTTCATCTTTATCTTCCATCAGCACATCTACAAGTTGTCTGACTTCTTTTTTATTCCAGTTTGTTACGTCCATTATTTTCTCCTAGAATGGAATGTCATCATCAAATTCATCGGCTTTATTTGCCGGTGGCGTAGCTTGGTTTGGTGTATCAAACGCTCTGGGTTGAGCGGCTTTAATTGCGGCTTTTTGAGCGTCTGGTTTCCATGTATCTATAGCAACATAGTGCGTTTTGTCATACTCATTTGGCTTGCCAGTTTTGTTTTTTTGGACATTTAATTTAACGTAATTCACGCCGTTGTATTCAAAAAATCCATGACCATCCTGTGTCAACTCATGCTTCCTTGCGGCTCGTAAATTGTCCAAATTTATAGTGACGGAAATCAGATTTCCACCAAACTTTTCTATGCCGTTGCCGACAAATATTATTTCTTGTTTTTCACTCATTTTGATTCCTCTGTTAGCCGTTTCATTTCTTCAAGTGTTTTCTCTACTCCCTGATTAAAACCATCTTTACGCCCCCTGTCATACCCTTGCTTTACCCCCTCTCGCCAGACTTCATCTGTGCGTTCCTCTAACTCAGTTTCAAACGTTTTAACAAGATCATCTGTGAGCCTGTCGAGCGATTTACTTCTAGCAATATGGTTGTCGATTTCTTTTACATTTTTCTTAATCGCGCTGATAATGTTCATTTTTTACCTCTCGTCTTTGTTTTTTCTTGTTCCGCTAATTGCTTGTTGATAGCCGCTTGGTCGTTGGCGCTTGCTTTGAACCACTTCACTTGCGCTGTTGTGAGCATCGGTTTGACGTTAGCATCGGTAAAGTTCTTTGGCGATGTCAAAATAAGAGATTGCTCTTTTCGATTGAGTTCGTCATACAGTTGGTATGCTCCGGCAACGTCATCTTTTTCCATCAGTTCTGCCACTGCTTCTACCGTTTCTCTTACCACTTTTTCGTCAACTTCTGGATCAGACAATTTAGCGAGAATCTCTCGATGCTGAATTGAATCTAGGTCAGTAACATCGTCTATCGCAAAAAGTGCTGACAAAGCATATTTACGAGCATAACTCGATGCGCTACCAGTGATTTGCGATTCATCCATTCCGGTTCTGCTTTTTTCTGGTTCTCTTGCCCAAGCGACAGCGCCAACAGCGTCATCTCCCCCACCATCACACAACCAAACGTGCGATTTCACATAGTATCTTTCGCCCACCATAACAATCTCGTCACTCATCGTGACGGCACACTCTCCAAGGTGCGGTTTAAGTGCTTCCAGAATATCTTCGCAACTGCGATAGTTGTATTGATGCCCTTGTTGGCTTTTTGGCGCGACCAACTTCTTTTGAATGTCGCTCAATCGTTTATGTAAACTCATTTGAATAACTCCCTCAATCTATCAACTTCTGTCTCAACAGCTTCGTAAAATTCGTCTGACGCACCCTGATTAAAATCTAAATCTGCTGTCATTTTCTCAAGGTCTTTCAGCAATTCTTCTTGATGCCCTTGCAGTTCGGGTGATTCATAATACGGATCATCCGGTGGGTCAAGATGGTGGTCGTTATTGATGAAATAGTCAGACATTTCATTCCACCACTACCCATTCGCCACAAGCCGCACATTTACCATTTTCATGTATGCGTAGCGTGTCGCAAGGACGGCAAAATCCTCTAGGCGTGTGGGTTAAATGGAACGTTAATCGTGGTGATTCTGGCTCTAATTCGAAATCTTGTTTAACAAAATTAGGTGTTTTCAGTGCTTGCAATTCTGCATCTGAAAAGACTTTTAGCTTGGCAATGTGGTTGCGAAGCACTTGCGTGATAGTCATATTCTGGCTTTCTGCCCAAGTTTTTAGTGTCGTTTTTTCTTCTTCCGACACATTCAAATGGATCTGTTTTGACCGTATCATAATGTTTACCCCCGAGGTAAAATAAGTTTTAATTTCTACTATAGTGTAGACTAAGCGAGTAAATATTACAATATTTTTCTACTATAGTTCACAAATTTGTTGAACTTATATCACCAATATGATTAACTATAACTATGAAATTAAAAGATTTAAAAACACATTTCGGAAGCATATCCGATGCGGCAAAAGCGGCAGGAATAAGCACTTCTTATGTTTACAGGCTAGGTTGTCCGGTCAAAAAGCCTTGGAATGCGTATTTTGAACTGCTATCTGGCGGCGCAATTAAAGCAAACATTAAAAAATATAAAAAATAATGCTGATTTTGACCTCTCTCTGGGAGGTCTTTTTTTGCATTTTGTTTTTAGGGAAGTGGAAATGAGCGAAAAAGAACAACATACAGCGCCAATGGACTTTGATTCTATTCAAATCCATAAAGCCACAATCGACAGATTGTTGGAAACCGACAATTTTGTTGATGCTATGGCAGTTTATATGTTCTATATCTATACGGCGCGATGGCAGGAAACTGCGCGTATTCGTGCCGTTACCGCTTATGTGTCCAATGGCATTGGTTTGTCCGAACCGCGCGTTAGACGAGCGAAAAAGACGCTTATTGGCTTAGATTTGATTCGAGATCAGCAATCCGTCAGAGATAACAAGATTACGGGTCATTATGTTGAAATTCGCTTCTCTTTTTACAGTGATTCGCAGGACATTTCCCACCCTAACGATTTCCCACACTGTGGGAAAGGTCACAGTGTGGAAAATCACCAGACAAATGCTTTAAGTAATAGTAGTTTAAATGCTTTAAGTAATAGTAGGGGAAATGCTAAGAAACCCACTTCCTTTCATTTTGAGGGAGAACTACCAAAAACACTCCACAAGGAAATGTTTGACGAGTGGATTGAATATCGTAATGAGCAATTCCTAGTTGATCCCAAGAAATTCACAATCTGGACACAACGCGGAGCAAAAACCGCAGTTAACAAACTGGCTAAATTAAGCCATGCCGATCAAAGAAGCGTTATTGAATATTCGATAATGGGTTCTTACGCCAATTTATTTTTCGACAGACTCAAGCAGGGCAACCAGAAGAATAACAACACGAACTATAGCAAGAACGGTCAATTTGTTGAGAACAGCAACAAACCGACTCATGCTAGTCACCAGATTTTCAAATCCTCGCGCACCCAAAGTCCGAAGAAACCACGACACATCAAAGAAATGTTGAATGGCTCATGAAAAAATCGACTGCGCCACTGAAAATAACAAAGCATTCAATCGCACCATGCGCGATAGCTTTGGTCGTTCAGATTTGTGCGTCAAAAAATCTTATACCAAAGATGAAATTATGAAAATGCGTGAGAAATGTAAACGATTCTTGGGGGTAGTGTGAATAGCATCGAATACGAGAAGTTGCCTAAAGAAAAACTGGATCAATTGCAGAATCCATTGAGCAAATGCTGTGATGCGCCGCCAGAGCGTCCATTGAGTGATGGAATTGGCATTTGCAACCAATGCGGCGAATGGCAGATGGAAGATGAGTGGTATGGGCAAGAGTGAAAACTGCCATGCAAAAGCGCAAAGCGTGGGATTTGCTTAATGAAAAAGATCAAGAATTCTTGCGGTTGTGCAAAGAAACTTTCGGAATTGGACGAATGATAATCGAAACAGAGAGTGAGCGATATGACAGTTACAGATACGTTAGAAAACCAAGCAAAGATACGAGAGATTTACGAAAAAATCGACAAGCTAAAGAGAGAAATTGAGCAGTTGGAGAAAAAAGCGGAGGTTCTTGACGAAATAGCACTTCGTGGAAACTAATTTAGCGTTCGTTAAAGATGTTTTTTATGAGTTTGAAGTGCCATTTCCGCCAAGTGTCAACGGATTATACCGGGTGTTCAAGGGTAGAACGATTGTTTCAAAGCAATGCCGTGAATACAAAAAGACGGTCATTGCCATAATGACGGAGTTGGGTTTGGCTAATAAAAATATTGATGACCGGTTGCGGCTTTATTTGGAACTGCACGCGCCAACAAAGCGGAAATACGATTTGGATAACCGATTGAAAGTGCTTTTGGATGCTTTGCAAGCGTCTGGGTTCATTACAGATGATGAGCAAATAGACAGTTTGCACGTTGAGCGTGGCGTAATCATGTCTGGCGGCAAAACGATTGTTCGGATGGAGATGTTTTTATGAATTTAATAGAAGTAAAACCAATTAAATCAACAGAAACGACATTGTGGTTGCTGAACAAACATTACGCCAAAAGGTTGCCATCAATAAGTTACGCTTTCGGTTTATATGTTGATGACGTTTTGTCTGGTGTCGTTACCTATGGGTCGCCACCATCACCACCATTATGCGTTGGTTTATGTGGAAAGGAATATCGGCACAAAGTTTTAGAACTTAATAGGTTAATCATCGACACGGACATTAAGAACTCATCATCAATGTTAGTGGGGAGGTCGCTAAAACAGTTGCCACCAGAAAGAATCATAGTTAGCTTTGCCGACACATCCCAAGGTCATGTTGGATATATTTATCAAGCGACAAATTTTCTTTACACAGGTTTAAGTGCAAAACGTACAGAGTGGGCGGTAAAAGGTCTTGAGTCTAATCATGCGAGGTCGTATGCGCATAAGAGAACAACAAAGCAAATGAAAGAAGATTTTGGAGATGATTTTTATTATAGGGAAAGGTCGCGAAAACATCGTTATGTGACGTTCACTGGTAATAAATCACACAAAAAACAACTACGCTCAAAACTTTTATATGAAGTGGAAAACTATCCAAAAGGGGAGTCAAAAAGGTATGACTCAAGTGGTTATGTCGCAAAACAGATGGTTATATTTTAAAGGAGTGAAATGACAGCAATCAGATTATTGGTGGCATTAATGCTCTTGCCGTGGCTTGTTTTGTTAGGCGGCGCCGTGTTGATGCTTGATGTGCTTAATGGCACTTTCTTTGATGGAGTTAAGTGGGATGAGTAATTCAGGAGAGTTGCTATCGCAAAATCACGAATACGGAGACACTATTATGAGTGAAGAACATTTTGATAAAAAGCCTAGCGCATTGGAATTAGCCGATGATTTCTTGCTAAATGATAATCAGAAAATGGATGACGCGATTGACATGATTAACAGATTATACGCCGCACTAGAAGATGAAGAAATGAGAGTCACATTACTTTGTCTTGAATTGAACAAACTTGTGAAGCAGTTTTCGAGTTATGAGTGAAGTTTCAAAGCTAGAAAAACACGACAACGTTAACAACCCACAACATTATCAGCTTAATGGCGGCATTGAGGTTATCGACATTATTGATGCTCATGTTGACGGCATTAATGATGGTCGAGAAGCAGTTTATTCAGCAAATGTTCTGAAATATATTCTGCGCTATCGTGGCAAGGGCGGCGTTGAGTCGCTAAAAAAAGCACGATGGTACTTAGACAGGATGATTAATTATATGGAAGAACGCAATAAAAATTACGGTAGGGGGAAAGCTAAATGACAGTACAAACGGTTGCGGTAATTAGAGATCGAATTTTAAACGCCGATTATGAGGATAAAATGGCAGTTTTTGGGTTGCCAAAGTTTATTCATGAGGATGAAGATGAGTTAATCCACAACGAATTCAAATATACGCGAGAGCATATAAATTCTTGGTTTGATGCGTTTTTTGACGATACGGTTATGGGAAGTCTGTTGGTTGCCAGAGGGAATACTTGCGGAGGTCAACTGGTTGGCGTTTATGGAAAGAAAGATATAAAGCAGTTTGATGAGGATATTTTTAAAATACAACTCACAGAGTGAATAACTTCATCCCATTTACCCAAGAGATGATTGATGCGTCAGTTATGCAAGCAAGTAAGCGTAATCCGCATATAAAGCATCATTTTGAGAGTGCCACAATGGATGGGGAAATCCGCGATCAAGTTGGATTTCTGGGTGAGTTTGCCTGTTGTGAAGCGTTGGGGTTAAGTTGGCAAGAAAATATCAGGTCTAGTTACTCTGTTCCTGATAATTGCGATATTCTTTTTAGTGGAAAAAAAATTGATGTTAAAACCAGTATCGCACCCGAAAGATTTGTTCCACCAAACCACACTAGAGGGTTTTTGATGGTTGCAGAAGCGCAGAGAGAACACGTTCTCAAAAGCGATTACATTGTTTCTGGAATCATAGACAAAGAAAAAATGAATGGTTGGTACCCGGTCGGATTTGCGCCAACGTCCATAATCAATGGTATAAAACCGGTGACTCATCACAGTGTTTCCGGCACTAAATATGTGACTCCAACCATTGAGATTAATTATTCTAAACTTCAGACAGTGGAGGTTCTGATGGGCGAATACGGAACTGTAGAGGGAGCAGAGGGAGAGCGCATTTCAAGACGCTATGAAGAAGTTATTGAGGATGCAGAAAAGTTTATTGAAACAAATTATGATGAGCCGCATGAAGATTTGCGTGAAGCGGCACGAATTATCAAATCGTTATTGGAGTTCGCATGATTAAAGATTGGCTTAATCGTTGGATCAAACCGGCGCATGAAAAGCGCAAGGGTCGATGTGATTGTGGTAATACAAGTTTTGTCAGGTTGTATTCTGCAAAGCAGATGGTGTGTCACTGTTGTGGAAAGCGATACAAAATCGGTCTGGACGATGAATTTCTAGTGGAAATCAAGCATCAGCGATGACTCAAGCGGTTTTAAAAACTTCGGCTAACGACTCAGGGAGTTTTAAATATGGTCATGAAGTGGAATTATTTGGGGCGCGATTGGAGCGTTTCGGAGTTAAGTGAAGAATTTGGATTATCGAAGAATTTAATCAGAACTAGGCTAACCCGATCAAGCTGGAGTGTTGAACAAACCGTTACGGTTAGGGTCATGCCACCAGAGAGCGTGGGTCGTGCCGGAAAGCGGAAAAGCTATTATAATCGCCAGACAACAGTGACTAAATGGGGGCGGCATGGAAGTTAGCGTAAAGTTTGATAAAAGAGCGGCAAAGCACGTTCAGCGTTGGGCAACTAAACAAGTGGAATTTGCAACGGCAAAATCACTGACCAAGGTGGCTCAGAAAAGCCAAGAGAATATTCAGCGTAATATCGTTCGGAAGTTCGATACAACAAAGAAGTGGTGGGCGAAAAATACACCAACAGGCATCAAGATTAAAGCGGCAAACAAGCGTAATTTAACGGCTGAAGTTTTTACCGGTACAAAGAATGATTGGCTATATCGCCATGAATTTGGCAAGCCGCGAAAAGCTAAAAAACGCTCGTTAGTGATTCCATCGTACAAAAAACGGATGCTGTCACCGGATAAAGCTGATCCAAAGTTCTCCGGGATCAAACCGGCAACGTGGAAGAAAGCTGTGGGCGTTAGCAAGGCATTTGAAAAATGGGGCAAGAGAGGTTTTTTGGTTAGGCGTGGTGGTGGCGGCAAAGTATCGAGTCAGAAACTCTACAAGGGCGGCACAGCAAAGCGTAAATATCCACAGGTGTCGTTAGGTAGAAAGCCAAACACTAAGAACATGGTGTTCATCAAACGCAAGAAAAGTGATGAAAAACCTGAGTTGTTATTTGTATTGGGGCGGCGAAATACCAAGGCGATGCGTAAGCGGTTAAAAATGTTTGAAACTATTGAGCAGACGGTGGATAAAGAGTTTTACGGTATTTGGGTTAAAGAAATCGCACACGCTATCGCAACAGGTCGATGACTCAAGGGGTTTTAAATTCGACTCAAGCGGTTTTAAATTTCATGATGAAAAGCATAAGAAATGTTATGAAAAAATAAAAAAAATTATTAAAAAATAATTCGACTCAAGCGGTTTCAAATTGCACTCAAGGGCTTTTAAATTTGAGGTCTAGGGGTGTCAATTTTTGTACCGGAAACTCGCACAAAATTTGTACCGAAAAAAAATTATTTATTTTTTCTAAAAAATTGTACAAAATTTGTACAAAGTCAAAAAATCAGGGCGGAATTTTTAAGCAAAAAAACCCCACAAAAAACCAAAAAATCATAAATTCAAATTTTACGGTGACGGTTTAAAGTTTTTTATCCAATGTAATGGTACTTGTTTTTTAATATAGGGTCTTAAAACGCATTACAGGGCGCAGAAACGTTATTTTTTCATAAGCTGCTTAACTATAAATGGGGTTATATTTTGTGGTTTTAGTATTTTGATGGGGTGTTTGGTGGGTTTAAATTTTAGACAAAAAAAACCCCGTATTTAAACGGGGTTAAGTTAAAAAATTATTTTAGTGGTTTAGTGTTTTATCCAGTAGCACCAAAGACCATACAAAAAGAAAAACCACGCAATTAACGCCTCAATAATCAGATATAAGTTTTTCATGATTGTTCTGCTTGCTTAATTGCACTGAGCCACTTTGAACATTTTATTAATTCATCATAACTAAGCACTAATGAAAAACAATCATGATCGGCTAATCTTTCAACAGTATCATTGTCGACTAAGAAATATTCGTCCATGTCATCAATAATTGACCACTGGCATAATTCTCTTAATACAAATGATTGTTTGATCGGGTTAAACTCATAATTATCTAAAACGCAATTTACATCGCACGATAAAATTAATAATTCAAATTGCGGTATGTTAGCTACAGCTATCAAATCATTAATATAAATCTCATTTGTTAAAAAACGTTTTTCAATATAATCATTAATATTTTTAATGTGTTTTACTTTGTTTTTCATGAGTCACCCCCCTGAGACAGGTAGTTTTCTCTTAAAATAAATTCCAGTTGTTGATTAAAACTTCTGCACTGGTTGGTCGCGTCCTTGTCGATCTGCTTTGCTATATCTACAGGTACCGCACACTGGTACTTGATTTTTCCCTGACCGTTGTTCCCTCTGATATCACGTTTTCTGTTACTCATGATTCACCCCCCCATAATTTAAGATCGTGAACGCTAATACCACATGAATCTAGATAATCACTAACGGTTGCGGGGTTTCTATAAACATAGTCCTCTAAGTCAGAATAATTGCCAGAATAACCCCCGGAATAATTACCAGAATAACCACCGGAATAATCCCAATTGTTAAAATCTTCAGGAATGCGCGTAGCGGTCAATTGACCCCAGTCAAAACTTAATAATTTGGGTATAAAAAAGTCCAGTAAAAAATCAGTGTTTAATCTTTCATTTCCAGAGTGCTGATTCTCATAACCTACGCTTAAATTCGTGCATTCGCGAAAACCACAATTTGCGGGTAAATCCATCCATGTTGCGCTATCAGTAAAAGACCCATGCGCGGGGGTTAAATTGAAATGATTTATTAATGGAATAGTAAAGTTATCACTGCAACAGCCAGCAGACAATTGTGAGACAACAATATCATTTTGATCCTGTCGATCAAGTGAAATAATAATGGGGATATCGTCAAAAAGTTTTGAATTTTTAGCCGCAAAAGATGACCCGCACCCCCCGCGTTCCTCGTCCCTGAAATAGCAAATTATCAAAGATACTGTTTCTAGATCAAACGAAGAAAGACCCCGTTTAAAATTATCAACTAACTGATTGATAGCGTAGATCCCCGCACCATCATCTGACCCCAAACAAGTGCCGCGTTTTTGGTTTTTTAATTGCAACCATTCACCTTGTTGGGTTAATTCTTGTTTACCACCAAAATGGTGGACTGTATCAGTGTGACAAGTTAATGCTATTTTTTTGTCACCAGTTCCAAGGCGTAGGAAATGATTCCCGAATGAGTCAACGTAAGACCCGCGCGGCGATATATACCGACCGATAAAATTTTCTTCTGCTATTGAGAATGGTGCGCGGGCATATTCTAAATAGCTTGTTATACTCTCTCGATTTTTACTGTTTTTCATACTACACCCCCGCCGGTAACATGCGCGGTTGTCATAGGGCATTCAGTGACCCACGCTTTAATGTAACCCCCATCTCTCAAACATGATTCACTGCAAAAAATTTCGGTATTATCTAAGTCATAGGGTTTTAATGATTCGCTTATTTTGATAATTTCCCCGCACGTTTCACATGGCGCTAAACCGTAATTTTCAAGGTCATCTTCATGGTACATAACCCCGCGAAAGTCCACCGCATTATCTAAGTTAATAGCTTCGTTGTTAACATCCAAACACATACCATAGCCGCGTAGGTTATCTCCGTCATACACATTCCCATCATCATCCATAACCGCGCCAGATTCATTAATAATATTGTTATGTAGGTCAAAACAATAACCCGCTTCATTCAAGCAGCCAGCGTCACAATACATGTCATCTTCATGCTCAATATAATCATGATCAAGATTGATTCCGTCATTACAGTGAGCGCAAGTGTCGCGCCCTTGTAAAAATTCACTTGATCCCGATCCGTAACAATCACTGTTTGAGAAATCGCCGTGCCGGTCAATTTTATAGCACTCTACGCCATTTAAATAAACTGACCTAACGCGCTGATGACCGTCAATGTATGGCATCAAAGAGTAGTCGCAATCATCTGCAAAGTGATGGTTTAAAATGTGACCGTCCAAGGCATACATAGAGTGGCTAAAATCTAAATTAGAAAAATAATCTTTTAGGTATTGGAAATATGGTTGCGCGCCATAGATACGGACGTAGGATTTATTTTTTTCGGAATATAAACCGCGCGCCATAACCGCACGCCCTTTCATAATATAGGCTAGTTTTATGCCTGATTGATTCCCGTAAACGTAGGCGGGGTGCTTACTTATGTAATTATCCCATGAAGCTCTATGGTCCCCGCTCATGCAACTGTTGCAATAATCATTTGAAGCGGGTTTTCCCGCGTATTTATAGACTGCCGCAATTATTGCACTATTGCCGGTTGTTCTAACTGTAGGGGTTAAGCTTGCGCGGCGATAGATAGCGGTTAATTCGCTTATTCTTTCGCTTGGCAAGTCAGTGACCTTGTTTAAAAAACGTCCTATCTTCTGAGCCTGATAAACCGTGTCTATGTCGTTATAGGTGTCACCCACGCGCTTTAAAACCATAACGGTCGTGTCCGGTTGGTTGTCTAATTTGCGGGGTCTATGGGGGATACAATCGCGTAGAATCTCAAACGGTAGAACGTCAATTAATTCGGTTGGAAAAACATAGTCACCATTCCATAATTTTTCTATTTCCGTCTGTTGCGTGACCAAAGAACAATAATCAGGGAATGATTGTAGTGTTTTGCCGGTGTTAACGGGGTCATTTCTTAACTTAATTCTAAGTTCTGATACTTTGTTTTGATGGTTTGATACTGCTTCGAATACTTTACACATGAGATACGCCCCCCACGTTTAAAATGGTATATACCGCAACAATAAATACGATAATTTCAGCGACAAAAAGATTACGTTTTGCTTTGCGCTGACTCTCTTTAATATATAAAGCCTGCCTGATTTGTTGGTTTTTAATACGTTTTTCAATGATTCTAAATTGTTTGGTTTGAATGTTTTCAATTTGAGATTTCATAATGTTTCACCGTTTTAAAATAGTTTAGGAATAATTAAAAAGTGGAGTTTAAGCCACTCGAAACCATTCCTAACAGATTAATAAAACCCCGTCAAACCACAAAAAAGCAAAAAATCCCACCAAAAAATTACAAAGAAAACCAACAAAATCAAAGAGTTAGATGATTTATCTCGATGGTTCCTCCTGAGGGTATCCCCGGGGGTAAAACGCGGCGGCTCTCTAT